ATGTGATAGTGGAAGTGTATCTGTTGAAGTATAACTTGTAATATATCCTGCGTCGTTTGTAAATGCACTTACATTTGTAGGAACAGTAGGGATAGTTGGTTTGTTAGTTAAATCATTATAATTACCAGTGGTTGCTACAGTTGCCAATGATCCCATACTGGAAATGGCAGGTGTAAATGTAAATGTGTTCACACCATCATAAACTAGAGTGCCAGTGCTACCTGAAGGTGGATTTTGTATAACCTGTAAACTTGCCAGTGCATCTGCTATATCAGCATCAGTTGCTGATCCACTACTTACATTAGTGCCGCCGCCAGTGTTGGTTGCTGCTAGATTTGTAGTAGTGCTTGGAGCAGGAAACACCACAGCACCAGCAGTCTGAACATTGGTAATGCCCGGTTGATCTGCTATTACCGCCGGACTACCAGAACTTACTACTACAGAATCTTGTTGTATTGGAATTTCAGTATATCCAATAATTTGACCACAGTAATCATATGTAGGTAAACGTTCTGATACTGTAGATACGGGTCCGTCATCATTATCTAATTTTGCAATAAGTTCTGGCTCAAGAATATAATGGAATATATTATTTCCCTGGCCATCAACTTCATATGCTTTTAATTGGTCATATGATGCTTTCAGTGCGGCGGCTATCTTTTGTGCTTCTTTAACTGATAGTGCATCTAAATCAATCGCAACACCGACATTTTCATTTACTCTGGTTGTTGGTGCAAAATTACTACCACCTTTACCACTTGTAGAGCCTCCACCAAAATTATTCTCAAACTTCATTAGGTTTTTTATATCATTAGAGAAACCTTTAAGTTGGCTTGTCCAACTGTCTACTAAACTTTGTGGTAGATTTTGTAAATTATTAAAGTTTTGTCCAATTTGATGCAGGATGCCGCTAGTAAAAATATCTGGCCTAAAACGACCGTCTAATCCTACACATCCTCCTATTTCACTAGTTGCTAATACACCCAGACTGTCTAATAGTTGTTTACCTGCTCCTGTAAAACTTCCAAACGCATCTGCAAGTACATTAGGAATTGCTCTAGGAACAATTGGTGTTCCGCAGAAGTTAATCATATTAGCAACAGCGGCAAATTCTGCAATGGCAGCGTTCATTCTGTTAATAACGTTTTCAATATCAGTGTGTGCAATGAACTCTTCAAGTGCTGCTTCTGCTTCTTCTAAAGCTGCACGAAGTTCTGCTAGTGCTTCTGGAATTTCAGGAATCAATCTACCCAAATTAACTTTTAGACAGATCTGTATGTTTGGAAGTTTTAAACCATTGCCTGCTAAAATACTACAAATAATTTCACGAACTGTATATGTGGTTGTTGATTTAACAACAGTTCCGTCAGGGGTAACCTCTACCTGAGTAGGAACACTAACTGTCTGATTTAGATAATCATTAAAATCATTTAAACCTTGCGGAAAATCAGACATGTATTAACCTCCTATATATACATCAGGACTACCGCCGTCTGCAGAAGGCCCACAATGTCCAGGCAGTGGACACAACGAATCTGGAGATGCGCCATTACCATCTATTACAACTAATTTTCCACCAATATAAACATTCGGATTCGCCGCATTTAAATCCCCACCACCGTGACTGTTTGGATTGCCGTCGATAGCAGTTAAAAGATTATTGGTATAGACGTTAGGATTAGCTGCGTTTGTACTTGCGCCACAACTTCTACTATCTGTATCTCTATGAACTTTTGGCATTAATTTACTACTGTTAAACCTGTTGTGCTTTGTGTATAGGTACTAGCCGCGTCTTTCGCGGTTTTAACAATACATATAATACTATTTAGTTTAACTGTATACTTAGCGTCTTGATCTACTGTAAACATAAAAGGTGCTAAACCTGCACCTTGTTGTCCTGCTACGAGCATTAATGGCTTTCTTAGAATAACATGCTCTTTTGTTTCGCTTTCAAGTGTGGCAACCATTTCCTCACCTGAACTTAATTTAATGCTGACGATGTCGCCAACTTTATAGGGGGTTTGAATAATCATGATAAACTGTTTCCTGTTCCGTTAAATCCTGTGTTTTCTACATATTCTACTAACTGCTCATATCCCCCAACTACATGGCTGTTAATAACAATTTGCGGAACAGTTCTTGCGTTTGGAATTGCTTCAAGTAATTCTTCACGAGTACAGTTCACGCCAATTTTCTTTTCTTCGTAACTTACTTTCATTTTTTCAAGTAAATTTTTTGCTTGCACACAATAAGGACAGTTGTCTTTACTGTATACAACAACATATGATGTCATATTTTTCTCCGTATGTATGTGATGTTAGTCCTCAGGACTAATGATTTTTAAACTGTTTCTTCGCCACCGATTAGGCACCAACCAGTACCATCCCAGATCGCTTCAAACTTTTCACCTGGTGCTGTATTACTAAGTATCCAAGAAAATGCAGTTCTGGCTGATGTAGTATCTATAGCATCAGTATACTTAGCATTATCCACCACAATAGAACTTGATCCGGTGCCTACATCAGAATAAACAAAATGTAATTCTTGTCCAATGTATGTGCCGTCTGCAAGCGTATAGGACAATCCATGTCCAATAAAATGAATACGTTTTGTAACATCAATAGCCGCCGGTGTATCATTTACTTGATATGAACTAGTAGCAACAGTTTCACTATTAAATTCTAGTTTATTTCCGGTAGAGTTGACACCCATTGAATATTCAATATCACTGCTATCAACAAACTTCAAACTGTTTTGACTTAGATATAAGTGTCTAATTTTGAATTCAGCACTACCAATGTCATATGTTGAATTTGTGTCTGGAATAATACTTGTGTCTAAATTACCATTTAGGTAAGTTGCTACATCAGCGTCTCCATAACTACTACCACTTAACAAATTAGTAGTATCTGTTAGATCACTTACATCTGCTGGAATTGTTGGAGTGTTAGTAAAGTTTGTGTAGTCTAGATAATAACTAGGTGCTTGACCATCAAGTGTAGTGGCAGTGCCAGTCCATGCAGTGGTCTGCGATGATGAATCTGGGAATGTAATGCTACCATCTGCTTCAAACGCCCAAGTCTTGCTTGTGTTGCTATTGTCAGTTACAATGCGAATAGGTGTTGTTGCGCTGTCGTTATATAGTGTAAAGAGATCATTACTATACAAACGCAAGTCATCGCCGGCACGAATATTAATATCTCGGGTGGATGTTAAATCAATGTTTAAGTCATTGGCAATGAGTGCTATTTCGTTGTCGTAGTCTACGCTAATATATGAATTGTAAGTATAGCGGAAGCGAATAGAAGTCACTTCCTCTGATGGATCAGGATAAGTGGTACTGGTATTCAGTGTCAAAGTCTGTGAGCCAAAACTATATCCATATCCACCGCCGGCAAAATTCTGTGTGCCTGATGCTGTGGTAACATCAAGCGACCATGTAGTGCCAGAGGGAAAGGCATTTAAAAAGTCATAAACAGTGGAGGCGCTGGTTATAGTTACTACACCGTAGCCGTGACCGTTATTAGCCCAAGTGGCAGTACCCCAACTACTTGAATCATAATACCGACTGCTTTCCTCGCCTGTTGCTTCTAATGTTATTGCGCCATATTCTGGATCTAAAACTAGACGAGAATTAATATCCGAATCTGCGTTTGTTGCCTGGATATTAATGACTTCTTGATCAGGAGCACCAATGGTTGTATTGGTAAATGTAAAATCACCTGTGTCAGCGCCGCCTGCGCCAAATGAACTTAAATCAGGTGGGGTGTATGCGAAGTTACCAGTTGTATTATCATATACTAGGTTGCCGCCGCCGGCCGCCGGATTAACTGAGACGCTTAAATCTGTTAGTGTAATACCAGTAGCATTGGGGTCATCAAAACTAAAGTTGCCGGCGCCATCTGTTTTTAAGAACTGGCCGTTTGTTCCATCTACAATACCAAAATCTGTTAATAATTGCGGAATAACAGGTGGAGTATATGTGAATTCACCGTTTGTGTTATTATAACCAAGATGTCCTAGGCCACTTGCCATTGCGTTAATAACACTAAGACTAGAATATTGTATTCCTGAACTTGAACCGCCTGTAATTAGAACGCCGCCCGGTGTTACGCCGTCGCCTCTTCTTAAAACAGTTGGATTGTTATCATCAGTCCAAACATCATTTTTATCACCAATATAATTGGTAGCATCAATAGATGATTCAACATGTACACCACCTATTTCAAATTTTCTAATATAATTAGTAGCCATTACTCACACCCTGCCCGTTGCTTTCATGTATTTATTAAATTTAAAGCGATAAACCAGCAAAAGTTTCCTTACTGACGTCTTGTTTTACACCGCCAATAACATAACTACTGATTTCTGTTTCCTGTGGAGCAACTTGTACTTCAGCACCGCTGATCCATTTTTGTGTCCATGGTAGTGGGTTTGCTTGTGGTGTTGTATAAGGACATTTGAGACCCAATGCTACCATACGTTTACAACAGATCCATTCAATATAGTCGTGTAACAATTTAGCATTAAGACCAATCATGCTACCATCTTTAAACAAGTAATCTGCCCAGGCTTTTTCCTGCTCAACAGCGTCAACAAACATTTGTACAACATCATCATGACACTCTTCAGCAATACGAGCAAAATCTTTGTCTTCTTTTGTAAGCACTTTGGATAGCATATACTGTGTACTTGCTAGGTGTACGTTTTCATCACGAGCAATAAACTTGATAATTTTAGCATTGCCTTCCATCTTTTTAAGTTCTGCGAATGCCCAAGAGCAAGCAAAACTTACATAGAAGCGAATGCCTTCCAGAACGTTAACACTGTTCAAGCACATCCAGATTTTCTTCTTTAATTCGTATTCGTCAACAACAACCTTCTTGCCATTAACTGTATGTGTACCAGCACCTAATAACTGATAATACTGGCTGTAACTAATTAAGTCATCATAGTAACGAGTAATGTCACCAGCACACTCAACAATTTCCTTGCTGTCTAGCATACTGTCAAACACTTTACTAGGGTCACTGTAAATGTTACGAATAATATGTGTGTAACTACGACTGTGAATTGTCTCACTAAACGCCCAAGTTTCTACCCATGTCTCAATCTCAGGTAGAGTGATCAGTGGTAGAAACGCAAGGTTAGGACTACGCCCTTGAACACTGTCAAGTAGGATTTGACGCTTTAAGTTACTAGTAAAAATATGCTGTTCATGATCTGTTAAATCTTTAAAGTCTTTACTATCTCTACTCACATCAACTTCTTCAGGTCTCCAGAAAAAACCTAACTGTTTATCAGTTAGTTTATCAAACTGCTTATACTTTAATGTGTCATAACGTTGCATACCCAGACCTTCGTCTAGGAACGCCATTGCTTCGACGTGACTTTTCTTTTGTTTAACATTCAATACAGACATGCTTTTCCCCTTAAATTACACAACTTTCACAATAGCCGTCGTCTTCTGCCCCAGGCGCTAGTTCAGTTTGGTCTTCTTTAAAATCAATCTCACCTTGTCCATCATAGGTGTTGAAATAATATAATTGTTTACCACCATACTTGTAAAACATTACAAGATGTTGTAGCATGACACTTAGCGGAATTTTTTCATCTTCATAAAATTCCGGATTGTAACTTGTGTTTACACTGATGCCCTGATCAATGTATTTTTGTAACACAGCCATAATTTTTAGATAGCCTTCTGGGCTCTTTTGATCCCATAGTAAATCGTATTTATTTTTTAAACGTGGATAACCAGGTACCACCTGCTTGAGAACTCCATCTTTACTTTGCTTTACACTAACAAAAGCACGTGGTGGTTCAATGCCGTTTGTGCTATTACTAATCTGTGCTGACGTTTCACTAGGCATAAGAGCCATTAGTGTACTATTACGAATACCGGTTTCCTGTAATTGCTCACGCAATCCTTTCCAATCCATACGTTCAACATGTGGCACAAGTTCGTCCACTTCTTTTTTGTATGTCTGGTTAGGTGTGATACCACGAGCATACTTTGTTTCACATACGCCACTAGGAGCACCTTTTTCAACTGCTAAATCAGCACTTGCTTTAATTAGATAATAACTCCATGCTTCAGCATATTCGTCAATAAGTTCCAAGTTTGGATCTTGATAGTTTGTGTCATTTTTAGCAAGCCAAAATGCAAAGTTAACAATACCAATACCAACAGGACGTCTCTTCATTGTGCTTAGTTCAGCTGCTAGAACAGGATATTTCTGATAGTCTAGCAAAGCATCTAGTCCACGCACTGCTAAAGCACAAGGCTTTTCAAAGTCTTGAGGAGTTTTAACAAGTCCCCAATTAATAGCACTTAATGTACATAGGCTAATCTCACCTTCTGGATCATCAATACGATTAAGTGGCTTAGTAGGTAAGTCAATCTCACAACATAAGTTACTCTGATGAATAGGAGCAACTTTCTCATCAAAAGCACTATGACTGTTAGCATGGTCTACATTCATTAAGTAAACACGGCCTGTGTTCTTGCGCTCTTCCATAAATGACGAAAAAAGTTCCTGGGCACTTACACGCTTTTTACGAATGTGTGTGTTGCGCTCTGCTGTCTCGTAAAGACGCTTGAACTCATCCTGATCATTAAAGAACGACTCATATAAACCAGGAACATCACTAGGACTAAAAAGTGTAATCTCACCGCCAGTAAGTAGACGCTCATACATTAGTTTGTTAAACTGTACGCCATAGTCAAG